GCTGAAAATTGACAAGATATTATTCCAATGAAATGACTTCTATCCTCTATTTCCAATGGAGTTGGGCCATTTATATCTAATACTCTAGGTTTACAACTAAAAGTATCGGTGTAATTAGAAGCATTTACTGAAGTCAGCCCATCAATAACAGCTTCTCCTATCGCAGATAAAACAGAAGTTCCTTTTGATTTTGGAACGTAAACATTACATTGAATAACACCAGCGTAATAATCTGAAGCTGCTCCCTGATTTTGTAAAGTTGATTGTGTAAAATTTACACTCATCAAAATATATTTTTTACTTTTTCCTGGAGTTACAAAATGAACATTGTCATACACCATCTCAACAGTATTATCTGCTGCTGCAACTGCATCTGTAACTGCTTTTTCAAATGCTGCTCTAGTATTTACTAAGGTCATGCTTCAAATCCTGTGTATATAGTACCTGATGTCTTGTCAGATACTTTTCCTCCTATAAATATCTTACCTTTATCTGACATATTTTCTTTTATTAAACGACCTAGTTGACCTTGAACAAAATTTTGAATCTCTCCACTTTCTAAAACATATTGAGAATAGTTAGCTCTATTTCCAATCCAAACTGCTTTTCTATAATTAAATATTCTTTCACCTTCTCCTACAGGAAATCTAGGTTCAACTACTGGAGCGTCTGGTCTAGTGCTAACTTTTGTTAATTTAAATTTTTCAAAAACTTCCTGCTTTATTGATGCCCAGGGTTGATGACTCATTATATCTTGATCTGCTTGAACAGGAGTATTCGATGCTTTCCAGCTAGAAGCAAAAAATCCTGTCCATACTGGCATATTTTGTTCACTTGTTAATTCACTATGAACATCTTTTATCAGATTATTAAAATCTCTACTAATTTTTTTATCTAAATCTTTTGGTAAATCTCTTAAACGTCTTACTGCCATTAGAACCGCACCAAAACAGTAAACAGATAAACTTGTCCGCCTCTTTTTGTGTCAATATTAACTATCTGTGCAACTCTATTTGAACCAGCATAACTTAATGTAATTTCATCGTCCATATCAACTTGATTATCTCCTATCTGATCTGGTGTTATATATAATTTTGCCTGTCTCATTTCTTGACCAGTTTCTTCCTCTGATCTAATAAACGATATTGGAACTTTAATACTATAGCTAGTATCAGTTGTAGTCAAAGCTCCTGTAGAAGTGTTGTAAGAAGGAGATGCTTTTTTTGTATAAGTAATACTGTAATCCTGTGATGCACCTAATTGAGATACAACACTTTTAGCTGCGTTTTTAAATAGTGAATCTAACTGCCCTGCCATTATCCTCTAACTACCCTCATCTGAAAACTACCAGCACCGCCAAGCATATATGCTCCAAGATAACTTTGTAGCCACGGGTAAACATCAAGAATATTATTTATAGATCCTGTTCCCTGACTATCAGTATTGTATTTTACTTGCAAATCTCCCAACTGCACTTCAGAAAAATTACCATCTTTACCAGTAGTTCCTGTAATAGCATCAGTATCATTTGCTAAGGCTCTAGCTAATTCATATTGTGCATATTTAATTCCTTCAGGAATTTTAGAACAAGCTAATTCAACACCATCTACTTGATAATTATTTCTCGGAAACTTTAATGCTTGTCCATCATCACATCTATCTCCATAAAAAACTAAAGTATCAATCCATCTAGCAGCAGATATTAATGATCTTTTCTTTTGATCGTCTGTTTTATTTGTCCAAGTAGAAGAATCTGGGGAAGTATCGAAATAGTC